CAGGATCCTTTGTATGTACAAGACGAAGTAATTCAACCGTGTCGCTTGGATGCCATGGAATTTTTTCCAACTTTCTACGCCGTGCCGTTACCGCTTGAGCTTGTCCTGCTGTAACCTGGATATAAACATGAGACCCGTCTGCCCTCTTCCCAATAATGTCAGAGCCGAAAAAATCAACCTTTTGAAATCGGGTTCTCACAGCCCTCCGAGTCACGACACACTCATGTAGTTCCCTTGCGTAATGCACCGTAGCCTTTTCAGCATCATTGCGTTTGCTTTTAGCGTTTTTTTCGATGGTACACCTCCCACTATGCCCCCTTTATATGTTTTTGTTGCCCTATCCGGGTCCTTTCTTTAACAACCTCGACTTTATGGTTAAAAGGACAGCCACCCAGACGGCTCCACATACCTGGGTTTGGATACAACATGCACCATGTTATGCCAAAGTGTTCTTCGCTCCTGTTACAGCCGGCACACTCTGGAACTACGACTCCGCCATATATGTTATTTCTTTTCATTTGACCACCGTTCCCCTTTCTTTACCGTTTCTGTAATCGTCTGGGCAAAAAAAACTGTCTTACTTTCAACATGCTTTCCTTAGTTTTCTTTTAATGGTTTGTATAGTCCTTTCTTTTTCACCATGTATTCTTCAATTATATCAAACCTAATTTTTTCATCAGGACTACAAAAAATCTCATGGAACCGACTCCATCGTGAGGCTAGCCGATATTGTTTCTCTTGTGCCTGTATTGTAGCCGTTAATCCATCTATTTGAACCCGTTGCATTACCACTCTGTCCTTGAGATATTCAATCTTTGCACTTTTCTTTGGCGCCAGCCACACCGCAGTTAAGATACCGTAAATACAAAAAACCATAATGATACAACTTGCAGTAAATAGCCCAACCACTATCGAAACATCTGATTTACTCATAGGTCTAATCATTTTCTCTCTCCTCTATTGTTTTGTTAAAAAGTTCCAATTCCACTTTTACGGATTTCGGAGCTTCCCCGAACCTTCGGAGGTGTGCCAGCATGTTCTCATAAAACAACTTTTGGATCTTAGTCTGTTTTATAAAATCCACAAAAAAAGCAGAGAGATGGGAGTTAAAAAATATTTCTGACAATCCCTCTAAATAAGAAACTATTCTTTTGCCCTCTTGTGGAAAATCTGGGTCGTCTGTACTGAAGGGAAGTGGAATCCCCTTGTAATAGTACGTTATTTTAGCCATCTAAATCACCTCCACTCAACTCTACGCATTTGTGTAGTAGATATATAATCTTTTTTTCTAATGCATGTACTTTTAGATTCCGGTCAATAGGATACAGCGATTCGTAAGATTCACCGTATTCATCCATTGCGATAACTCGCTTTAAAGCTTCATCTTCTTTTAAACACTCGATTAACTCCTTCATTGCACTCTTCATTTAAGCTCCTTTCCTCATTAGAGGGGTTCAGGTGTAGCCGGTATACGGTTTTGTTTTAAAGTTAATTGCTCAATTAGCCTGACTAAATAAAATTCAGCTTTTCGTAAGTCCTGAACCGGACTACCCTTGTACCTATACCTGGAAATGTATTTCACAATGTTGCCAGCCAAATAAGGAAAGTCTTGGTCAAGAATGAAATCAAGTACTTCAATCTTGCCTTGAGTATAGTGTGGCGGATTTTTTACCGCTTCTACTTCGTCTGTCATAATAGAATTCTCCTTATGTCGGGTTTCTCTACCGTTTTCTTTAAAATAACCACTTCCACCATCTTTGAACATTGGTATGGCACTCTTTGTTTGGACAGTCCATCATTGGTTTTTTTAAGTTTTCGCTGTACGCCGTGTACGCTCGCCTAATAGCCTTGATCCTCCCTTGCCGGCGAGGTGCATTGACCGCTGTTTCCAGGTTCCGTAATAATTGTGATTTTTTCATATTCCCTCTCCTTGTTTAAAAATCTTGTAAATCTATCCTGCCAAACCAACTCAACCATCCCAGTAGGACCATTACGATGTTTGGCTATGTTTAATTCCGTATGACCTTCATACTCTTCTTTCAGGTTGTACACCTTCGGTCTGTACAAAAACATTATCAAATCTGCGTCCTGTTCCAAGGTTCCAGAATCCCTCAAATCACTAATTTTAGGTCGCTTATCCGTCCTATTTTCCAGTTGCCGGTTGAGTTGGGAAAGCACAATTACAGGTATGCTAAAATCTTTCGCCATAGACTTGAATGATGCCGAGATTGAAGCTATTTCTCGGTCTCGGGTTCGCTCCTGATCGCCCCGGGCAAGCTGTAAGTAATCAAATATGACAAGTTTAATGCCGTATTGTTTTTGTGCAGCGTAAACTTTTTGCCGGATTATAGAGTAGTGAAGTGCAGAAGAATCTTCAATGTAGATCGGCAGGGTAAAAGCCTTTGATAAAGATGCTGTAATTTTATTCCAATCATCAGACTCGAACCTACCAGACCGGAACTTTTGAAGGTTCACCCCAGAGTCGGATGCAATTTGCCGGTCGAATAATTGCTCCTTTGACATCTCATGGCTAAAGATTAGAACCGGATCACCATGGTCTGCCACTTGATCGGCAATATTAGATGCCAGGCTAGTTTTTCCCATGCTGGGTCGTGCAGCGATTAATATCAGATCGGATGCTTGAAAACCACATGTGAACCAATCAAGATCGTAAAATCCTGATGGTACACCGGTGATCTTGGATTTTTCATTGTAGATTTTTTCGTATCGATCTCCGGCTGTAATAGACAGGTCATGGAATGAATGAAAACCACTCCCAGAATCGTAAGTGACTGTATTGATTTTTTGATGCGATTTCTCTAGAACTATAGAAACATCCTCGCCTTTTGAATCGTAACAATCATTTATTATTTCGTTGCTTTTAAGTATTAATTGCCGGAGTACGGATTTCTCTTTGAGAATTTTACAGTACGATTTGATGTTTACCGCAAGTGGCGCTGTATCGATCAGGTTAGATAGATATACGGCTCCTCCCACTTCTTCGGACTGATCCTTATCCCTCAAATAGTTGTAGACAGTACCCAGATCAACGGGTTCTTTCTTTTCGTGGAGCGTTATAATTGCGTGAAATATTTTTTGGTGCGCTTCTTTATAAAAAACATCCGGGGATATCATATTGGCAACCTGATCAGTATTCCCAAGAAAACACGTTGCTAAAACGCTTTCTTCAATTTCAAGTGCCTGTGGCGGTATTTTGGTGAATTCTTTAGTTTTCATAGATTCTCATATCTCCTGCTTTTGTTGTTTTGGGTTTTTTTATTTCTTCCGGTTCTGTTATTTCATCATCCCAGCAACCCTTGTTGAGCCATGTCATAGGATTTTTCCACTTTGGGATAAATTCGTTTGGGTTTGCATTAGCTCGCCATCGCTTTTGAGCATCGATAGCATCAAGGATTTTATTTATAGGAGGAAGTTCTTTTTGTTTTTCGAGGACAGTCCATTTTTTATAGGCACCTTTCTTCTCTTTTTTGACTGGATATTTTTCCCAAAATTTTAAGAAAAGCACACTATATGTTTTTTTAGTATTGTTATTAACATTCTTGTTTCGTTCGGGTATCGTTCGGGTATCGTTCGCTTCGTCATTCTGTTCGTGTTTTTTCATTGGTTGTAATTCATTATAATTTAAGATAGTTATCACCTGTCCGCCGTGTTCGCTTCGCCGTTCTATTCGTAGCTCCTTCGTAAATTCTTCGCAAATGGTGCAAATGGTGCTTAATGAAGGTTTTTTCACACGGTATCCAATCTTGTATGAACAAGCTTTTTGAATCGTTCTGTAGCTTCTAATCAACTGCCCTCTTTTAAGTGGTATTCCCATCCATTTTCCGTCTTTATGATTTGCGTTACCTAGCAGATATATCCATATTTTCAATTTCAAGGGAGGTCCATGCCAAATATCAGATTCAAATATCTTTCGGTCGATTGTAAATTTAGTTCCCCCGCCTGCTCCCATTATTATCCTTTCATCCTTCTCATAAGGATAAAACTAATTTAATAGCCTCTATTAGATTTTCTTTCTGTTTCACCAGGGCATTTCTTACAGCATTATATGCAAGTCTGTATTCAGCATCCGTTTTGTATTTATCATCAATCAAATCTATTCGTTGTTGAATGGTATCGATCCTTACCTTCAGAACGGAATCAATTTCTCCAGTTATGCGGCGTGGTTTCATATTAATAATCTCCACCTATATAGCTAATTGGTTTTCCTAGTTCTTCGGCAAATCGAATCTCAGCCGAAACACCACGACTATATTCCCACCCGGGCAATCTATATACCCACAATTCATCAGCCCAATCTTTAATATAGCTGAAATCTATCTTTTCCCAAAAATCATCCCAGGAATGGCTTATGCCGGTGGTTTCTTGTACGATAATGTGAGAATGTGTTATTGGTGAAAATACATTATACCCCTGTTTGTACAGTTCTCCTGCTTTGATTGAAACCTTGTGGAATCTCCTGAACATGATCCACGCATCATCATGGTGGTACGGACATGCAAGGTAAATTTTTCTCATAGTTCCTCCATTTTCATTGAATTAAGTTCGTCTATTAGCTTTCTAGGTGTTCGTCCAAAGGTAGGTTGTGATGCAGCTATTTTGCTTTTTCGTGTTTTCTTTCTTTCTTTCTTTATTCTTGCGCCCATAGTTCTCCTTTGTTTACCGTTTTTGTAAGGATGGAATCCATCGCCGTGAATACCTCAGAACTTATAATTCCATTTCTCATGTTTCGTATTATAAGCACAGAAGAATCATATGTCAACAATCTTTTTCAAATAAATATAAAAAAAACTTACCAGTTGTGTAAAATAATACTTGACACGACTCAAAAACATGTTTACAATAGCGGTAATCAAAAAGGAGGAAAGGACAATGTTTAAAACAGACGATGAGATCAGACAAATTATTAAAGATCACCGGCTACGATTTCAATCATATCTTAATAATCAACGTCCAGGAACTGTAAATGACATGGTTCACTCCGATAGTATCTATGATTTCTGCCCTTTCTCAGACCTAAACTACAAGAACGGCATGAACACTCGCCAAGGTTGTTCAATTTGTAAACACATTATGGGAACCATGCCCCATGTACATACGCTGATCCCCAAAACAATAACTTTCGCATGGCGTGTACCTACGCCGGGGAAAGTCCACCCTACCGCTGTGATGTATGATGTATATACAGGACGGTGTCCGTGTTTATTGTATGGTACGGATTTTGTTGCAAAGAAAATAACAGAGTTTATGGGGGAATAATGAAAAGCGACGAAGAAATTAAAGAAGCTATACGGGAATTTCGGGAGTACTGTGCCCCTGAAAAACGACAACATCAATGCCCGTTTGATAAATTCAACAGGGTCGATGATTACGATGTGTTGGGTGCTCAGGAAGGTTGCCTGGTATGTAAACGAATTATGGGAACCCTTCCACATCTTCATACCTTACGGGTTACCGAGATTGCTGGAAGAGATTATTACAGCCTTGATACTGGTGCCTGCCCGTGCATTTTGTATGGCAGGGAATATACTGTAAATAAAATAAAGAAGTTTATGGGAGAAATATAATGGAAGCCTCTGCCCCATACGTTAGTAATAACGGCTTGATACTTCAAAAAAGCAAGCGTCTGAGTACGACGGTGGAAGCGGTACTGACAAGGGAAACTTTTCAACATAACAAACCAACTTACGGGGGTGTAGCTCAGGGGGAGAGTGCCTGTCTTAGGATAGGAAGCCAGAGGTTCGAGTCCTTTCACCTCCACCATTTTAAAAAGGTAACTTTTCAACATAACAATTCGGCAAGAAAGGGAGGGATGCCAATACTGATGAAAGCCGATCATTGATATTAGGGGTAAAAAAGTATAATGACGGGGGCTGTTGAGAGTGCAGCCCCCACTTCAAATGAGAAATCATGGAAGAAAAGAAATCATGTAGTGTTGTGATTAATGGGGTTGAATATGTACGCAGGGAAGCGATTACAGAGAACTATGTAATTGTGCGTACATATTCAGCAGGGGTGTTTGCGGGAAACTTAGAAAGCCGAAATGGGAAAGAGGTTGTTTTAAAAAATGCTCGCCGTATTTGGTATTGGAAAGGTGCTGCATCCTTATCTCAGCTTGCGATGGAG